AAAGGCTGCGGCTAGTATGCCCGGCACAGTTGAACATCGCTTTAATCAGCTTCAAGAAATTGAAGCGATACTGGAATACCTTAACATAGAGCTGCGCAGATTGCGCAGCTCGTTCTTCAAGAAGTATCTTGAAAACTATCAACGAGCTCTGTCAAGCCGTGACGTTGAAAAATACGTCGACGGCGAGGCAGACGTTGTTGATTATGAAAAGATTATCAACGAGTTTGCTCTTATGCGCAACAAGTGGTTAGGTGTGCTTAAAGCACTTGATCAAAAACAGTGGCAAATTACAAATGTTGTCAAGCTCAGAGTTGCCGGAATGGAGGATGCTTCTCTTTGAAATGCTATATTATCAGATTAGAAGAGAACGAACATTCCTGTAAAATGGCACAAGACTGCTATGATCAAGCTATTAAATTTAATTTACAACCTAAATTTTTTAAAGCTATAAATGGATATAATACTGATTATCATTATAAGCAAACTGGAATTATAAAAAAAGGAAAATTCAAAAAGAATCGACCAGGAGTTGCAGGATGTTTTTTTAGCCATTTTTATCTATGGGAAAAATGTATAAAATTAAATGAACCTATTATTATACTAGAACACGACGGTTACTTCATTCGTAAACTACCTGAAGATATTTTAGAACAATTTACTGATGTGCTTAAACTAGACAGATTAGATCCTTATAGTAGCAAATATAATTCCAAATTAGATAACGAACAACACAACAATATAATTGTAGAGAATTATATAAATCCTAGTCCAAAAAATTTAAAAAAACATAATATAGAAAACTATTTTAAAGGTGCGTATTCTTATATTCTTAAACCTAGTGGCGCTAAAAAATTAGTTTTCTCCTCTAAAACTTACGGACATCGGCCAGCAGATCAACAAATTAATGATGAGTTGTTAGAGTTAAAAACAACAAAACCAACTGTTGCTAGATTACATCCTTTTTATGCAATAGAAAATAATATAGAGACAGCAAGTTTAACAAGGAATTTAACATGAAAGAAAAGACAGAAACCAGAGAAGGTTGGGTATGGCCAATCGATGATGTTAGTTGCTGGAAGTATATGATGTCGCACCCCGACTTACCTTCGTTAGTATCTTCTCATGTACCGAATAAAAAAGTTTGTGTCCAAGCAGGCGGTAATATGGGATATTATGTTAAGCAATATGCAGAATTATTTGAAAATGTTTACACTTTTGAACCAGACCCGATAAATTTTTATTGTTTAAATCAAAATATTCAACACGAAAATGTGTTTAAGTATCAAGCGTGTTTAGGTTACGATCGCAGTTTAGTCAATTTAAAAATTAAAACTCTTAACAGAGGCAAAAATTATGTAAATGGTGTAGGAAAAATACCTACACTGCGCATTGACGATTTAAATTTAACTACTTGTGATCTAATACATTTAGACATAGAAGGATTTGAATTTTTTGCATTACAAGGTGCAGTTAATACTATCAAAAATTGTAAACCTGTTGTTGCTTTAGAATTTTTTAATAAGTGTGCAACTCGATTTAATTATACAATAAATGATCTTGAAAAATTACTATCTACTTTAGATTATAAATTGTTAAAAACGTACGAAGAAGAAAGAATATACGTTCCTAAAAGTTATAATTAAATTCTTCTATATCTTCTTGATAAATTTTATATATAAAATTTTTAGAATTATCTGTATAAAGATCTCTATAAGTAGAAATTGTTTTTTTACTTTGATTAGTAACAGGCAATTCTATATTTAAAAATTTTAAGTCTTTTTTTAATGTTTCATATCTTACTATTTTTTTTACAGAAAATTTAGAACCTTTTAACCAATAATTTTGATTATGAGATAAACTAAACCAAGTATTGTCCCACGGTTCGTTATAGTAAACTGAAAGCCAACGATCAAAACTACTACACATTAGCTCATATTCTTTTTGTATTTTTATTTTATCGTTAATTACTTTTTTCTTGCTAGAAGCTTTTTCGAAGTTCTTTAGACTTAATCTTAATATATTCTTTCTAAAAAAGAACCAACTTGAAACACGGTCCCATGGATTTCTTACTACTGTAAATACAAATTGATTTTCCAACTGTAGCATAAATTTTTCTATATCTAGCAAAGTGCTATGATAATTCGAATTTATAGTCCTATTATTAGGCACATGACTAATACTATTAGTTTTGCTTAAACTTGTAATAATAGCATTTCCGGCTGTTTTTGGTATATGCACAAACACTAATGGTGTAGGTGTGTGTATTAAGTAACTCATAATAATATTTATGTGATTATCTGAGTATATAAATATCTACATGAACGAAGTAGTATTAGTAACCGGAGGCTTTGACCCTGTTCACTCAGGGCATATTGCCTATTTTAAAGCAGCAAAAGAACTAGGCGACAAACTTGTTGTCGGCTTAAATTCTGATGAGTGGCTCGAGCGTAAGAAAGGCCGTGCATTTATGCCTTTTGAAGAACGTGCCGCTATTATAAAAGAACTCGAGTGTGTAGACGAAGTTATTGGTTTTAATGACGATGATGACAGCGCCTGCACCGCTATCGGTTACGTTTTATCAACCACAACTGATAGTGTTGTATTTGCTAACGGGGGCGACAGAACAAACACAACTACTCCAGAATATTTAACCTACGGCGATTACGATAGCGTAGAGTTTGCATTCGGTGTAGGCGGCGAAGACAAAAAGAACTCATCAAGTTGGATACTCAATGAATGGAAGGCTCCTAAAACAGAGCGGCAATGGGGATACTATCGTGTGCTACACGAAGTACCAGGAATGAAGGTAAAAGAGCTTACTGTCGATCCGGGCAAAAGTTTGAGTATGCAACGACACTTTAAACGAAGCGAATACTGGGTAGTAAGCGAAGGCAAAGCTGTAGTAAACACAGCACTAGAAAGTGGTTATGCTGCACCACCACGTACACTAGAACTACATGATGAAATACACATTCCAGTAAAAAGCTGGCATCAACTTACAAATCCTTTTGATGTACCAGTTAAAATAGTAGAAATACAGTACGGCGAAGACTGTACAGAAGAAGATATAGAGAGAACAGATTAATGAAAGTATTTGTAGGATATGATCCAAGAGAAGACATTGCATATCAAGTATGCAAGCACAGTATTATACGCAAACAACCTGATGCAGAAGTGCGTCCGCTTGTACAAAAGGAATTGCGTGATGCCGGCTGGTATTGGCGTCCTGTTGATAAACTAGCAAGTACAGAATTTACGTTCACTAGATTCCTTGTTCCCGAACTTGCAGGATTTCAAGGCTGGGCACTATTTATGGATTGTGATATGATACTCACTACAGACATTAAGGAACTGTTTGATCAAGTAGACGATCAGTATGCTGTGATGTGTGTTCAACATGATTATAAAGTTAAAGAAAGCACTAAAATGGACGGACAAAGGCAAACCGTCTATCCAAGAAAAAATTGGTCAAGTGTAGTGTTATTTAATTGTAGTCATCCTAGTAATGCAGTGCTTACACAAGATCTTGTTAACGAACCAGAATTAAACGGTGCTTATTTTCATCGATTTAGTTGGTTGAAAGATGAAGAGATTGGCGAACTAGATCATACATGGAACTACCTTGTAGGAGTGTATGACGACATAGAAAAGCCCAACCTTATACATTACACAGAAGGCGGACCTTGGTTTGAAAACTACAGAGATTGTAAATTCCATCAAGAATGGAAAACAGAACTTTTTGACATGATGAAGTAACTGAATATGGAAGCCGACGATAATCTAGAATTAGAAAAAGTTTCTATAAAAGAGTTGCCACTTGAAGAACAAGTAGAGTGGTATAAAGAAAATAGATCTCAACTTAAAGAACAAATAAAACAGTTAAGAGAATATGTTGGGCCACTAGAAGGCTTTACATTAGAAAAACAAACTTTATTCGAAGACTTTTTAAAATACACTGTTGATCCGCAAGGAAACTTTTACGATGTGTCAATAGAACAAATACTAGAACAAGCGAGACAACTTATGGGAAACAAAATAGCTGCTATAGATAGCGTAGGCGGAATTAACTATGCTAGTAAAGGACTAGC